AAGCTTGCACTTGAACAAGCTCGTCTTGAACAGGTTCGTCAGCAGCGCGAACAGATGGCTGCTCAACCACGCGAAGAGCAAGTCGTACCGCAGCAACGTCAGGCTCAACCTCAACAACAGGTACAGCCTGACCCTAAAGCGGAGCAGTGGGCACAGAAAAACGATTGGTTTGGTCAAGATCAAACTATGACATATGCAGCTTTTGGCATACATCGCCAACTTATCGAAGAAGAAGGGTTTGACCCGACGAGCGATGAGTACTATAATGAGCTTGACAAACGAGTTCGTACAGAGTTCCCCCATAAGTTTAAGAACCCTGCACGAGATTCCGGACCCAGAGTCGCTTCTGCTGAGTCCACGGCTTCCAAGTCGTCGTCAAAGGGGCGCAGAACAGTCAAACTGACACCTTCGCAGATTGCTATTGCGAAACGCTTGAATGTTCCGCTTGAAGAATATGCAAAGTATGTGAAGGAGTAAGATTATGGCTACATCAAACAGAACGCCCCGCGAGGCGGAAACTCGCGCAACTAAGTCCCGGCGTAAGCCATGGGCACCGCCTTCGAAGTTGGAGGCACCACAACCACCAGCAGGGTACGCACACCGTTGGATCAGAACTTCCATTCGTGGAGAGGATGATAAGACAAACGTACATGCCAAGCTGCGTGAGGGCTGGGAGCCAGTAAGGGCTGACGAATATCCAGAAATGGAAGGACGTTACCCTGTCATCGAAGAAGGCAAGAATGCTGGAATTATCGGCGTAGGCGGATTAATGCTGTGTCGTATTCCAGAGGAAACGGTCGACGAAAGAACTGAATATTATCGGGAGCAGACCCGCAACCAAATGCGAGCCGTTGACGAAAACCTGATGAGGGAACAACATCCCTCGATGCCTATGTTTAATGATAGGCAAAGTCGTGTAACCTTCGGGGGCAAGAAGTCCTCCGAATAACTTTTAGGAGTAAGCAATGGCTAATACTAATGTAGCCTTCGGCCTCAAGCCGATTAATGCTGCTGGTAGCGCACCTGCTACACAGGGCACAAATGCATACTTCATTGGTAGCACTGCGGACGCGATCTATCAGGGTTCTCCGGTAAAGGCTGACAACGGTGGAAGCATCGTTGTTGCGTCTGCAACTGGGGACACTGAAGCTCTCGTAGGCGTATTTGCTGGCTGTGAGTATGTTTCCGCTTCAACAGGAAAGAAGACTTTCTCAAACTACTGGCCCGGCTCTGGTTCTGCCGACACAGATTTCGATATCATCGGATATGTGTACGACAGCCCAATGCAGCGCTTCATTGTTTGTACAGATGCTTCTATCACTAATGAGGCAACCGCTAAAGCTGCTATCTTTGAGAACGCAGCTATGTCTAGCGGTGCAAGCGGTAGCGCAACAACTGGTATTTCCAGTGCCGCAATGGACATCGACGGACTCTCATCCGCTAATACCTCCCTTCCATTGAAGGTCGTTGGTATTCAGAAGGATGTAGACAACGAAGATTTCGCTGCTGCTGGTATCCAGATGATTGTAATGATCAACAACCATGCATTGCTTCAGGCTGATTCTGAAGCAGCAACAACATAAGGGGGATTAGATTATGGCTATTTCTCGCGCACAACTTGCCAAAGAACTAGAGCCGGGTCTCAACGCCCTCTTTGGCATGGAATACAACCGTTATGAAGGTCAGCATGCTGAAATCTTCGACACCGAGTCATCTGACCGGGCATTCGAAGAAGAAGTTATGTTGAGTGGTTTCGGGGCAGCCCCAGTTAAAAACGAAGGCACCGGGATCTCCTATGACGATGCAAACGAGGCTTATACCGCTCGGTATAACCACGAGACCATCGCTATGGGCTTCTCAATCACCGAAGAAGCTGTTGAAGACAATCTCTATGATCGTCTGGCTTCTCGTTACACCCGTGCACTGGCTCGTTCCATGGCACACACCAAGCAGGTGAAAGCCGCTAACGTACTGAACAATGCCTTCACTGGCGGCGCAAGCGCTGGTGGTGACGGTAAAGCTCTTTGCGCTACCGACCACCCGCTGACCAACGGTGGCACTTTCGCCAACGAACCAGCAACTGCTGCTGACCTGAACGAAACTTCTTTGGAAGACGCTCTGATCAGCATCGCTGGATTCACTGACGAGCGTGGCCTCATCATCGCACTGCGCGGTATGAAGCTAATCGTTCCACGTCAGCTTCAGTTTGTTGCTGAACGTCTGCTGGTATCCAACCTCCGTGTTGGTACAGCTGACAACGATGTCAACGCCATCAAGTCATCTGGCATGCTGCCAGAAGGTTATGTAGTCAACGACTACCTGACTGACACTGATGCGTTCTTCATCAAGACAGACGCTCCAAACGGCTTCAAGCACTTTGAGCGTATGCCAATGGCAACCAACATGGATCCAGACTTCGACACTGGCAACATGCGGTTTAAGGCTCGTGAGCGGTACAGCTTCGGCTTCTCCGACCCACGCGCCGTGTTCGGTTCACCGGGCGCAGCCTAAGTAACCACGCCCTTAGTTTCGTCTTTGGGTTGAGAGGGCGACTATCATTTGATAGTCGCCCTTCTTTATGATAAGATGATATAACCCTGACAGCCGCATGGTGCGGCTGACACTAGCCACGACAGGAGATCTAAATGGCTCGTTCTACCTTTTCAGGTCCGGTGAAATCAAACAATGGTTTCGAGGGCAACATTAACCTTACTGCTTATGCCGCAACAGCAATTGCCGATATTGCGGATGCAGTTAACACTGCAAACAAAGCTGATGGTACAGTTGTTTGGGACACAACCAACAACAAGCTAAAAATTGCTACAGGTTCTGCTACTGATGACACATGGGTTGACGCAGATGGCACCAACGCTGTAACCCCTAGCTAATAGGAGGCTTCAATGGCTGGTCCAGTAAAAGCCTACAATGCCTCGGGAGTCGGAGCCGTAGGCCCCGCACGTTCACGGATTAAGCAGATTGGCGTCTACTGCACGGGTGCAGGAGCATTCACCATTACCAATGGTAACGGTGGTGCCACACTTTTGCAGCAGAAGTTTCCGGTAGGGCACACATTGCTCAACATTCCCGGAGACGGTGTGATTGCTGATGCTGGCGTTTATGTAAGCGCCATCTCAGGAACCGCCGCTGAACTGACAATTTTCTTGGCATAAAACAATGACTGCTCACGAGATACGATCTATATCTCAAGTTGGCACAAGCGAACCGTTTGAGCTACAGGTCGCTCGTGGGCAGATTCCGGGTCATAAAACTGTTTTTAAGTTTGGCTACAACGCGGCTGTTGGAGCCACTAAGGAAACCATTTGGGAACAAGGCGGCTTATACGCTTACCCCGCATCAGCCACGGTAATGACCATATCAAGCAGTTCAGCTAATGACACTGCCGCAGGTACTGGTGCAAGAACAGTAGAAGTTTTTGGCCTAGATGCTGATTACAACGAAATAAACGAAGTTGTTACATTAAACGGGCAAACGGCTGTTAATACTACAAAATCTTACCTGCGTATAAATCGCGGCATTGTTCGCAGTGCAGGTAGTGGTGCCGCAAACGCTGGCACAATTTACGCAGGAACAGGCACAGTGACCTCTGGAGTTCCTGCTAATATTTATCTTACCATCAATGGTGACGGTGATAACCAAACATTGATGAGTCTTTGGACAGTTCCCGCAGGATACACAGCATTCCTTACAAAGATGACTTTATCCACAGGGACATCTACCAACACCAAAGCCGTTTTGAATGCTAGTCTTGTTGCTAGGCCGTATGGAGAAGTCTTTCAGATAAAGGAAAGATTTACCCTGACAGATGGCACACACGAGCAATTTTATACTTTTCCATTAAGGTTTACAGAAAAAACAGACTTGGAGATGAGGGCGTTTTCTTCTACTGGGTCGGTTGCGTTTAATGTCTCTGCGGCGATGGAATTTATTTACATAAAAAATAACGGTAGGTTGTAATGGCACCTAAAAAGAAAAAATCTGTGAGCCTGTCTGTCAAGCGCGGTGAAAAACTTCCTGCATCCAAAGGTGCCGGATTGACCGCGAAGGGTCGTGCGAAGTATAATAGGGCGACAGGTTCTAATCTGAAAGCGCCACAACCTAGTGGCGGCAAACGCAGAACATCTTACTGCGCCCGTTCAAAGGGACAAATGAAGATGCACAACATCAATTGTAGTAAAACCCCTAAGAAGCGCATTTGTGCAGCGCGGCGGAGATGGAAATGCTAGATTATCGAACCATTATAGCTACTGTGTTAGTTGGTTTCATAGGCTGGGTGGCTATGTCTGTGGTTGACCTCAAGACGGATACTGCTGTTATTGCAGTAAAAGTTGACGAGAACCACAAAATGCTCTCCGTACTATGGGAAGATTTTTTAAGGGACAGAAACAATGGCGATCTCGCGTGGTTCTATGACAGAGCAGGTATCAAACCCACCTTCCAAACGGAGCAGTAAAGTGGCTAAAGATGCGTGTTATCGAAAAGTTAAAGCAAGATATAAAGTCTTCCCGTCGGCGTACGCAAGCGGGGCCATCGCCAAGTGCCGTAAAGTCGGAGCGGACAACTGGGGTGAAGCCAAGCAAAAGCCCAAAAGAGCCTTCCGAGGTAAAGCAATCAGAGGAGAAGCAGTAGCTCGTGGCTGCGGTCAGGTGATGAATGGTCGCCGCAAGCGCACCAAGGGCCAAGTGAGTCAGTTCTAATGGCAGTCAGAAAGACGAAAAAAGGTGCGGCACTCAAGAGGTGGTTCAAAGAGGAATGGAAGGACGTCCGCACGGGGAAAGTATGTGGGCGTGGCAAAGGTGAAAAACGGGGTACTCCATATTGTCGCCCCACCAAACGCATTAGTAAGAAAACTCCTAAGACCGCAGGAGAAATGACAAGCGCGGAAAAACGTAGTAGAATAGCGCAGAAGAAATCTCTTGGTCAGCCAGCTGGAAAGCCAAGGCGGGTCAAAGCATTACGGAGAAAGAAGTAAATGGCTACTTCAGGTTCACGAGATTTTAATCTCGATGTGGCAGAAATAATTGAGGAAGCATATGAGCGGTGTGGGCTGGAGGTTCGCACTGGTTATGATGCTCGTACGGCGCGTCGTTCGCTGAACCTAATGTTTGCGGACTGGGCTAACCGTGGCTTGAATCTTTGGACAGTCAAGCAAGGCTCACAAGCTTTAACTGCTGGCACAGCTACCTATACCTTTGATGCCACTTACACGGACTTACTTGAGGTCGTGGTTCGCCGCAGCAGTACGGACTATGAATTAGACCGTATGTCTCGCAGTGAGTATTTAACCCTGCCAAACAAGACCACACAGGGCAGACCAAGCCAATACTACTACAACCGACAAGTTACCCCTCAAATCACGCTGTGGGCCACACCAGACAGCTCTAGCGACACTCTGGTATATTACTACGTCCAGCGCATAGAAGACGCTGACGCGCTTGTAAACACGACTGACGCCCCTTTCCGTTTTTTACCCTGCATGGTGGCAGGTCTGGCATACTACCTTTCGATGAAAAAAGCGCCAGAGCGGGTGCAGTTATTGAAAGCTGTGTACGAGGAAGAGTTCCAACGTGCGGCAGACGAGGACGAAGATCGGGTGCCTTTGAAGCTACAGCCGAGCATCTCGTATCTGAGGGTTAACTAATGGCACGGTATGCTTCAGGATCAAATGCTTGGGGCTACTCTGACAGATCTGGTTTTCGTTACCGTCTGGCAGAGATGATGACTGAGTGGAGTGGCGCAAAGGTTGGGCCGGATGAGTATGAGGCAAAGCATCCGCAACTTGAGCCTATTAAAGTTGGCCCAGACCCGCAGGCTCTGCGTGATCCAAGACCGGATCAACGTACGGAAACGGCGGTTGAGATATTATTGATGCCAAATCCGTTTGTTAGCGGTAGCTCTGGTTCTGCTGTCATAACTGTGCTAGAACCATCACATGGACGCACAACGGGTGATACAGTAAGATTTAGAAAGACACAGGGTTTTGATGGATTCAGCAGCACGGT